ATCTGATGCAGTGTGCAGAACTGCTACCAACTACAGGTCACTGTAATAGTTATGCTGACCTTGTATGGGAATACCATAAGAGGCGTGAGATTATATTTGCATCCGAACATGCAAGTAAGCGAGCATCTACTGGTGATGAACCCACTGAAAATATAATCGCCGATTTAAATAAATCTGTTACATTCATTCAATCCGGAAAGGCTGTAGATGATTTATCTGTATTAATTTCTGACATTACAACAGAAGCTATCCACCGCACTGAAGACGCAATAGACTACAGTGTTTCTAGCGGATTTATGGACGTTGACAGTATTACTGGTGGATGGCGTGACGGTGAGTTGATAATTGTTGGTGGTCGTCCGTCGATGGGTAAGTCAAGTCTCGGTTTACAGTATGCATGGAATGCAGCTATTGCATTACGAAAGGAAGAAAAGCGTACCGGGGTTCTAATCGTTAGCGCAGAAATGTCTAAGGCTATGGTTACCGCTAGAATGCTTAGCATATACAGTGGAGTAGACAGCCAATCTATACAGTCAAAGAAACTATCTAGTTACGATAAAGACAGTCTCTCAGTTGTTGCTCGAACAGCCAAGAGCCTAACAATACAAGTAGTTGCTGATCAAACAGTTACACTACAATCGATCAGGGAAGCAGCCAACAGCATGAAGAAAACTGCCGAGGTTGGGTTGATTGTAGTTGATTATCTACAGATGATAACGATGCCAGCAAATGTCAAGTCCGAAAATAGGACTAGAGATATTGGTGTGATTAGTCGTGGACTGAAAGACATTGCCCGTGAGTTTAACTGTCCTGTGATAGCACTATCATCATTATCTCGTGCAGTGGAGCAACGACAAGACAAGCGACCAATGATGTCAGACTTGCGTGAGTCTGGTGATATTGAATCAGATGCAGACGTGATTCAGTTTATTTACAGGGCTGGATACTATGAAAAGAAACAGGCAGATGATCACATAGATGATATTGATAAAGCAGAAATCATAACGGCTAAGAACCGTAATGGTAGAACAGGCGTATCACTTCTCAACTTTGAGAGCAAATACGCCCGATTTACAGACTTTACGTTAGACGACCTGTTTCTTTAAATAGACCTTTTTTTGGTCACTATTGACGATACAGTCAAAACCAAGATTACGGGCAATATCTCTGACAGGTGCATACGATTTGCCATCACGTAAAATACACTGAATGGCCAGTGCTTCACCGTTGAGGACTGGCCCATCTTCCCAAGCCAATACAAAATCATCCCCAATGACAAGCCGAACAAAATCACGGACAGGCGCGAATGTCCTTCCGTTTTGTACCAATGCAAAAATGTGTTTGTCTCCATTGACTATCTTCCAATCTTGTCCGTTTTGAACAAGAGACCACGGTCTAATAAAGTAAATAATGTCTTTATTTCGGTTTCTGTACAACGGACGGTGAGCTACTTCATATCCATTACGACTTCCATCGTTATTACTGTTCCCCTCAATTGAATACCAAACACCCGCTTCATCTTGACCTTCTACTATTCCAATATGAAATGCGTCTTGCTTGCCATTTGGTAATGTTTTAACTAGTAAAACAAGATCACCCGGCATGGGAGCACGATGAAGTACGCCATGTTTTTTAGCCACAGCTAACCAGACATCGCAGTCTGCACTAAAGCATAAAGGCCAATCCAAACCACTCTTACTTTCCCATTCCGATGCTACACCGCTTACAAATGACGCACACCAAAAGCTTCCAATAGGAGCGTTGACCAAAGTGTTCCATCGATCAATCAATGGTCCGCAGTTACTACCAACAGGTTGTTCACTTACTCCGATGTATTTTCGTGCAATATCTACAAAGCTTTGCATTACTGACCAACTTCCTCAATAATTTTCTGAACATCTTCATTATTCAGTGGTTCAAAATTCTTTTTGTATCGACGTTTTTGTCGCGCACGTAATCGTTCAGTCCTATCCGTACTCTCAAATATAATAGGTGACGTAGGCATTCCCGGATATTTAATATCCTGCAAAGTAACATCCCCACTATCTGGAATACCTTCCCATAATCCAGCTAATCCATGCTTATTAATCATGTCAATAGCATTGGGGTAATCGTATTGATACTCCATCATTTCTTTCAACGCTGCACCACCAGACGTTTTAAGTATCTTGAGTCCAGCTACATCATCTACAAATGGACTTTGATAAGCATTTTCAATACCAATCAATCTTCCAAACATATTCATTCGTAAATTTGTAACCTTTGGATCATATTCCAAATTCAATTCTGGGGAGCGATAAATCAATTGCTCTAGTTCACGTAGGAAGTTCTGTATAGGAATAATTTCATGATCTATCGCCATTCGACTTGCACCATTTGGGTATTGTGCCAACACTTTGCGCAACAATAGTTCGTAAGGATGTCCTCGCATTGATGACAAAATTTGATCTTTATTTGCGCGTAAATATTCTAATCCCGGATGCTTTTGGAATGATGGCTTACCATCAAATTCCTGCCCAGTAATCATACTCCTCATAGTGCCATACATTGGGTTTAATCGATCAATAAAATAAAGTTTAGTCATCTCCTTAGCAATAGCTGCCGGAGGTGCCATGCCATCATTAATATTTTGCTCAATATTTAACGCTGGAGTTACTAAAAACTTCTGCCATCCCATAATTGCTGGAGGATAGTTAATCTGTACATCACCAATAGTACGTACGCGTCCAGCAGCCCTTAAATTATTTTTATCAATGATTGGCTTCGGTTTAACAGTCCACATCATTGCATCGCCTTCGTCTTGTACTCCAGCAATGTGTGTCCAAATAGTGTCGCTTACTTGTTGCCCAGCTTTTTTAGCAATAGCAGACTTGCTTACTTGAGCAATAACCTCATTATTAATCCAGTGTAATGTAGCCAAACCAATCAATGCTGTAGAAACACGTCGTAAATATTCAGCACCCGGAGTAAATACACGGGTACCTGCTTTTGGAGTATTAAACTGCAAAGCGTCAAAGAAACGAGCTTGTGGACCAACGTCTACAACGTTGTAACCAATACCTCCATCAAATTTCTTCAATATAGGTCGCATTGCATTATTAAGCATCATTCCACTAGCTAACTGCAATGCAGCTGGAACAAGAGTAATATTCCCAACCGCCTTAAACCAGTTTGGAGCAGTGTACAACTGTGAAGCTGTGTAATACTTTTCTTGCAACTTAGGGTTTAATCCGGGATCTGTACCAGCAGGTACACCTGTAAGAGTGTTTAAAACACGGGCGTAATTCTTTTTGTACTGCGTAGCCACGTATTCCATTTGCCCTCTACTTGCATTATCCCCTAATGCAAATGCTGGCAAATTGTTATCAATATATGCAGCATATTCAAGCATCATCTTGATACGCAAAATATCTGTACTCATAACACCAGCGCGTTCAGTAGCTCCAACTAATGGGTATCGTTGAGCAATAACGCCCTTTCCAATAAATTCACTTTGTGAAAGTTGAATAGGAATATCCTCCATAGCCATTGCTGGATTTAAAGCATTCATTGCCGATGCTGCTTCATACCACTCACCATATTGTGTTGATAATCCAAGTTCATTTAAATCAGCAATTGTATATGCACGTTCAGGCATGTTAACTCCTGAGATTACAGGTTTAACATATTTTCCACCTACAGTTCGCTGATGAATAAACGGTATACCTGCACCAATCCTACTTCCCGGAGTGCCGTATTTGTCGAATAATCCCTTAATGACTCCGTGATATGCCTTGTCTCCATACGCAGTATCTTTTGAGTGGCCAAGGAAAAAGCTTGCCATTTTTTGCAATGGCGTAGTACCAAGCATTTTTTGAGCACCCGGCTTAGTAAAGTTTGGAGCAAGTCCCGCAAGCCCATAAAATTGCATCGCTGTATTTTTGGGATCCATAAATGTGACCATAAAGTTCTGAAGGAATGGTCGCGCAAAGTCTAAGCTTAATCTCTGAACAATGTTTGTAGCGTTAAGTTCAGTCCATGCACCATTTAAGAATTTATTTAAACGAGTCCGTCCCGGTATGACTCTGTATTGCAATGCACGTAATTGACCCGGACTTAAACCAAACGATGGAGTAGTTGATCCAGAACTAAACAATGTATTCCCGACACTTTCAAAATCAGCTGATGGAATAGACATGTAAACATCTTTTCCATCTACAGATATGCCAATTTGATTATTGTCAGGGTCATTCTTTAGAATTAAACGTTCTGGCTCACGCACTACAAACATTTTGTCAACAATATCTGTATAGCGCTGTTGCCTCCATTGATTAAATGCTTCTGGATCAGAATGTACATCCGGATCATATGGCTCAAGTCCATCTACTAAATTCATTTCTTCTTGCGTAAACGGATCGATGGCATCTTCAAAAATATCACCACTACTCAACCATGTACCCTTGCGAGCATTATTTACGATAGCCGATTGAGTAATGTCAATCTCAGCACCAGAATCTGGCTGCAATATCTTAGACACACGATAATCGGCGCCCATTTTTGTTCGCCACTCTTTAGGTATGATTGTTGGGTCGTTTTGCTCAGCTTCTGCTACCAACATTTTTGCTACAAAAATGTCATGTGGAACAATAGAGTTTTGAGCTAAATTGTCAAGGCGTTCATATGTTTCAGCAGAAGCGTCTGGCATGTATGCCTGTGCAGCAAGACGTATCAAATCTGATGCACTTTGTTGACGATACTCTTGAACACTTTGTAGTTGTGTAATAGTGCCGTTGTCGTCAGTAATAGACCTGTAACTACGGAATGGGTTAGATAAAAGTTGAACAGTATATGGTACTGATGGGTCAACCTCAGCTTTTGGGTCAACAATCTTCATTCGCAACGGACTAGTTATTCGATATAAGTAGATTCCTCGCTCAAGAGAAGGATCATGAAATGGAACATTACGCATAATGACCACTGATCCATCACGTAAAAAATTTGTTTTTTCTACAGGAGATAACGTATTGATATCAAACAATCCCTCCGGAACACTTCCGTTGACGGCTGCTTGATACTTCATTCGATATCCGGGTGTAGTTATTGGATATCTATTACCAAGCACATCTCCTTTAAGTAATGTCAGTGGATTACTTGGGTCAACAACTACGGGGCGAGATTGATTTAAAGCAAAATCAACGTTGTACAATCCGCCTGACCCATCTCTCATCAATAACTGTTTCTGCGTTTTAAACGAGTTAGGAACTAGCGTATACTTTTGACTCTTCCAATTGTAACGAGCAGATGACATTTCACGTTCTTGCAAATCAAGAATATGTGCAGTTGCATACAGCAATTGGCTTGCTTTCTCATTGACTGCTGGATTAGGGTCTGCTAGTTGTTTAAGAAAATTAGAATAACCAGCAACGTTATTGCGACCAAATACCACATCACGGACACGAGATAAGGCATATGCAGCACCAGTTGAACGATAGTAATTGTCTGCAAATCGCAATTCTCTACCATTCATAACTGTATCCATTATGTCAATCATCTGTAATGGATAACCCTGTGTAAAGAAATCACCGACATTGTTTCCGCGTATAGGCATTTCCATAGCTGACAATGCATCTATAGCAGTCGGTTGACCGTTGTAATCTTGCACGGATGTTGTAGCAAGTTTTAATTCGTCAGGTAAACCTTCATTGAATGCTGCAACAAGATTTGCTATTCGGTCATGCATTGTCATGTTGCGATCTGCTCGCGTAGTACGACCAGTAAAAGGCTTTGCAAAAGCATAGTACATGTCATAAGCAAACTGCTCTAACATATCCTGCCGAACAGTTGGATCATCTGTTTTGTGATCTAACGCATTATTTAATTGATCAAAAAACTGAACCAATCCCTTATACTCTGGTGCATCAACATTTAAAAGGAACTCGTTGGAAGACTCGTCATATGCAAATCGTGAGTCATACATCATTTGATCCCGGCCAATAGACATACGGAACAATCCATTATTGTAAATAAAATCACCTACTGGATTAATGGCATTATCATTCAGTCTATTTAAAAAGTCGGTTCCTTCAAGCGTAATACCGCCTTCGTCATTAATTAATCCCTGCGTCATCATGTGGTCGAGAATGTCTGCCTCTACAGATGCACGTCCAACCTTCATCATTCCACGCATATCTACGCCAGCTGCTCGCACATGCTTAAACTGATCAGCAAAATATGCGCCAATACGATCAGCAGCAGTTTCAGTTGAAGGACGATTACCTTGAAAATCTACTGATGTTCCAGTTAAAATTTTCTTTTCCAAAGCAATTTGATCAGAATAATCTGTTAAGCCAACTAGTGTTTTTTGCACTTGCGACACACGTCGATTAATGTCGTACAACACTGCAGAGAACTTACTGTTGTACTCTCCTGAGTATCCGTGTAAACGTGGCTGCACTGTTCCATCTAGGTCTGCTAACGCTTCACTGCTAACTAACATACGTACAGTAGTGTTCCTAGATAAACCTTTCTTCCCAGTGCCAACACGCAATGTCACAGGCATTTCAACTACGTAATACGAATTCTTAAGTGGAACTGACTCGTATTCTCTGGTAATGCCTTTAGAAGAAGCCTTTACAAAACGACCTTCACTTACGTCTGTGTCGCGCAGATGTAAGTGATTTGGGAAGAATCCATCTTTATCAACACCACCATCCTGCGAAACACTCACGTAAGTAATAGGTTCACCCATTGCATTGTCAACAAACGCGGTGCTGAATTTACCCTGATTAAATCTAGAGTCCATTGCAACAATCTGATCAACAACACGTCCCTGCAAACGGAATCCATATCGTTGTTGCATAGAGTCATCTTCACCAAACAATCGCAACTTTCGATTAGATCCATGAATTGGAGTAAACCAAAAATCGCGTGGATTGTATGTTCCATTGCGAACGTTATCTACAAACATTTGTGTTAACGTTTCATCTTTAAATGGAGAGTTAATCTTGCGACCATTGATTACGTGTTCGTAACCATATGTTTGACCAACGCCAGTACCAAATCCAGAATCCACCCAAATACGCACCATGTCTTTTGGAGAATACATGTGTACATATGCTCGACCCTCTAACCGACCTTTAGTTGGTATGTTTAGGCTGATGTAATCACCTTGCCGTAATTGAGGATATGAAACTGTTCGGCGCCCAGTGTTATATTTAGCAAATGGAATTGGAGATGTCCACTGCTGTTGAAATTTTCCATCTGCTGTTCTTAAGATGTCAGCAGGACTTGTACGGGCTAAACCCTTCCAAGCTGCACGTAACGGACCACCAACCTCTTGGAATATAGATGCGGCATCACGATCAATTGACATTGCAGCATTGTTTGCTATTGGTGCTTCAAAGTTAGAGATTGTTGTTAAGAAACCACTGACAAATGTTTCGTGTGCAAATGGATGCCAATCTTCTTTTAAAGATATTCCATCTACGTCAGCAAGATCAGCCCAAGCAGCTCGCAAGTCCAATGAACCAAATTTTCTTCTGTATTCACGTGCAGCTTCTAACTGAGTCATAACTGGATATAACGGATGAGTTTCATTGATGCGACTTAAAAAGTCAGCACCCATTGGTAACAATGATTCTAAAAGCCTCATCTGATTTCCATCAGAAACGCCATGGAATAAAACATGTCCAACTTCATGTGCAAGAGTTGCAGCATTTCTATCAGCACTCATATCACTAGCAATCATCATCAACTTATGTGTTGCTTTTGCTGCCTTATTCTGTAGGCTTAACGTAGCACCATAAACTTGTTGTTTTGATTTTTCAGTACCAATGTGGTCACGCATACCAACGTTAGTTAGACTCATGATCTTCTTGGTAGTAAACAACACTCGACCGCTATTTAAATAATAATCCTGTCTGCCACGAGCAATCATATATGCGCGGAAGGCATTGACCTGTTCTGGTGTTAAAGCCTTTGTTGTTGACATAAATTGAGCAAATGACAATGCTGAATTTTGAATAAATGCTTGGACGATTTGCTCTCGTGTTCCAACCGCTCGTAATCCGTTAATAATTTCAGCGCGGTGTTGTGGTTGCTGGCTCCCAAGCAACATACTCAATTTGTCGTTTGCATGGCCAAACGCAAAATTGTCGTAGAGTTTTGCTAAACCAGTAGCTAACTGATTGACCATGTTTAAATCACCAGCCAACTTTTTTGCTGGTTGCAATGCAGCATCCGACATTATCTGACGATAAATGCCTTTAATTCTGTTGATGTCATCTGCTTGCTGTTGATTCGTGTATTCAGATGTATCTATTTGGTTGTACATGTCATACAACAATTTAGCAGTGGCTGGTTTGATTGCTCTCAATTGACCTTCTGCAGGTTCAGAAAAAATACTATGTCTACCAGATGCGTTTGTTGTAAATATAACAGCTTCATTGCCAGCTTCCGACAATGCCTTTAATGTTGTAGCAATCTGGTGCGGAACATCGTTATATCCAGCTCTAAATGAAGCATATGTTCCAGTTTTGTCTATACGTGACCACTGTGTTACAAAATCATCCGGTTTAGTTATGGACAATAACTCTTTTTGAAAATCTGTTTTACCAGTAAGTTCATCTTGAATTATCATGCGTACACTAACAGCTAATTCCTTTGCAGTAAACTTTGCATCATGACGAGCAAGTCCACCAAACAATTCGCTTATTCGCCTGTTAATTTTTTTGACTACGGATTCGTCTGCAGATGTAGGTATAACCTTAAGCCCACCTTCTGTAGGTATTCCATCTCTAACAGCTCGATTTAAAGTCCTTACTGTCTCAGCACTCCATTTATTTTGTGCTGCATCCATAACACCAGAAGCTGTTAACGATACGTCACCAAGGTTTTTATTACGAACGGGTGACACAACTGTTAACGGGTTAATAGCCTGTACCTGCTTGTCACCAAACAGTTTTACTTGTTCTGACGGAACATCAGACGACGCTAACTCTAATTCACTAGTCAATACTTTTGACAGTACTTCACGCATACCAGCATAGTTGCGAGCATGCATTGCCAGTAAATTAGCTCTCTCTGCTGCATTCTGATCGTGAACAACCAATCCATCAAATCCAGTGTCACTACTAATTGCGTATGTAACAACTGATGGATTGTCATCCAGAAATTCAGGAAGCATTGGGTCAATTGCACTGCTAACAAACATAGCATCCGCAACACTAGTGTCAGGATTAATTTTTACAACGTCAGGGTTATCACGATCGATAGCCATGCCAATTTTTTCAATGTCTTGCACATTGCGTCTTTGCCCAAAGATATTGATTGAGACTTCACCATTAGCAACATCAATAGATACTTCTTGCGATTTAATTGCATCCGATAAAAATGTTAATTGCTCCTTAGCCATACGAGTTACTTGCCGTAACATGCGAACAGAGTTTTCTCCAAATGCAATTGATCTGGCAGTACCCATCTCACGTAACGGATCACTAATAAGTGAGTCATACATGTTTTGCATAATGTTTAACTGTATGGCTAAAACGTCTTGTGGCGCGTCTGCAAACTTTTCAAGTAACGGCTGCGGAACTTTAATAACAGCGTTATTAAAG